CTTAATAAAGGCATGAACCGTATGGGTGTCCTTATGCAGCAGACAGGTTATCAGGTTGGTGACTTTGCGGTTCAGGTCCAAAGTGGCACTCATATGATGGTTGCCCTTGGTCAACAGGCTACACAGCTTGTAGGCACCTTTGGTATGCTTGCCAAGTCTACTAAGATGATCGCCTTGTTCTCTGGCCTTGGCATTCTTGTGCCTATTGCGACGGCTGTTGCTGGTGCTTGGATGAGAGCTAGTGAAAACATGGATAAGGCAGCAGACGCTACCTCTTCTCTCTCTGATGCTATATCCTCAGCCCAGTCTGCTATTGACCTCCACAAGATGAGTATCGTAGAGCTTACAGAAAAGTATGGGCTTCTCGGGTTGGCGGCAAGGGAGGCTTCTGTTGAGATTGCCAAAGCTGACTTTAGAAGTGCTGTAAGTGGTATACGGGAAGAGGCAATCCCTGTACTAGATGATCTTGCTTCTGCCCTAGAAACTTATAGAAACACCGAAATGTTTTCTTTCGAGAGTAATAAAGCTGTAGAGCAAATCCAAGAGATAAGGGACCAGCTAGAACTCAGTACAGTAGAAACGGAACGTCTGGCAGATCAATTTATTGCCTTTAGGAACGCTGCGACTCTTGAAGAGCAAGTAATTGCAGCACTTGACCTTAAACAAACTATGTCAGAAATACCTGAGTCGGTCCTCCAGACAGACAAGAGTCTTAATGCGGCTGTAAAGTCTATAAACAGTCTCTTTATGGAAGGCACAGAGCTTAAGAAACTTATGGAGGACCTTGAAGGGTCTGCACCAGATTCTGGTTGGATGGACAGTGCCATTAGGGGTGTTAACAGCCTCTACAACCGAATTATTGCTGCAATTTCAGGTGTAAAAGCACTTAAGTCTGAGGCCGGAGAACAATTTGGAGAAGGTCCACCTCTTGTGTTTGACCCAGCGTCTGGACGTTTTGTTGAGAGCGGTCAAGAGGGACGTAAAAATCTTGCTGCAAACCTTGGTCTTGATCTTGGGACAGGAACTTTTGGCCGTGGAAAGGGCAGCGCTGGAGGCTCTTCAGGCGGCGGTAGCGGTGGAGGTGGTGGTAAATCTCCTGCTGAGATTGCTAGGGAAAACCTACAGAAACTAGAAGAGCAACTTGAACTTGAGGAAGCCCTCATTGGTAAGTCGGACGAACGTAAGCGTGTTATTAAAGCCCTTGGTATAGAGTTCGCCCAACAGAACCCTCAGATTGTAGCTGGACTAGAAGACCAAATCACTAAGATTGATGAGATGACTCACCGGGAGAACCAGATTAAGAAACTTGGAGACACTATCAAGAGCAGCCTTGGAGATGCCTTCATGTCTATTGTTGATGGCAGTAAGTCTGCTGGGGATGCTTTCAAGGACATGGCTCGTTTGGTGCTTAAGCAGGCTTTTGAGATGCTGGTGATCCAGCCCATTCTTAATGGTATCTTTGGCGCTATTGGTGGTGGCGGTGGTTTTCTTAGTGCTTTGTTTTCTGCCAATGGTAATGCTTTTCAGCAAGGTGGAAAACTAACGGCCTATGCCAATGGTGGTGTTGTTACTGCACCTACAGCCTTTCAACACTCTGGTGGTCTTGGGGTTATGGGTGAAGCTGGGCCTGAAGCTATTATGCCTCTTAAGCGTGGTAAGAATGGTAAGCTGGGTGTGCAGGTTGAGGGAAACCAAGGGAATGTGACTGTAGAAAACCACTTCCATATAGCAGCCAATGGTGATGACTCTGTTAAGCGTATTATTGCACAAGAGGCACCTCGTATTGCTAACCTCACCCAAAAGCAAATCCTAGATCAACGCCGCCGTGGTGGTGCAATGAAATCTACCTTTGGATAAGGAACTAATGCCTTGGCAATCAGCTACCCCTTAAGCACACCAACCACAATAGGTATTGAGAGCATTGAGATACGTGCAGTGAACGCTGTAGCTACCTCTCAAAGCCCCTTTACCTATAAGCAACAGATCGTATCCCACCAAGGCCAGATTTGGGAAGCCTCTGTAAACATTCCTAGTGTTCGTAGAGACCTTGCTGCTGAGTGGAAAGCCTTCTTAACTGCCCTCAAGGGTCCAACAGGCACTTTCCTACTGGGCGACCCTGACTATGCTACTCCTCGGGGGGATGTCTCTAGTGTTACCCTTACTGGCAGTGCTGGTGATGAAACGGCTACAGTGACTATGACTGGGACACTCAAGGCTGGTGACTACATCCAGTTGGGCAGTGGGTCTACTGCTAAGTTACACCAAGTGCTTATTGATCAAACTGGTGATGGTAGCTTGGAGATTTGGCCTGCCCTTCGTAGTGACTACACAGACGCTACTGTAGTGTTTAATAACCCTAAAGGCGTCTTCAGACTCGCTACGAATATGTCGTCTTGGTCAATCAACAACGCTAGTGCATACGGCATTAGCTTCGAAGCTGTAGAGGCAATCGTATAATGACAGACAAGAAAATATCAGAACTAACACAGATTACTGGTGCTGATGTAGATGACGCCAATGATGAATTTGCTATCGTAGACTCTTCTGCATCTGAGACAAAGGCTATCACTCGTGCTGAATTGCTTAGTAGTGTTTCAGCTATCACTACTACTGGTGACATTACCGTGGGTGGGGACCTCACTGTTAATGGAACTACAACTACCATAAACACACAAACTCTAGACGTTGAAGATAAGAATATCACCGTGGCATTTGGTGCTGCTGATGCTGCCGCTGCTGATGGGGCTGGCCTGACTGTAGACGGGGCTGACGCCACCATCACCTATGTGTCCTCAGGAGATAATTGGTCCTTTAACAAAGATATTGACGTAACTGGAGATGTAGCTGTATCCGGGACTGTAGATGGTCGGGATGTTGCGAGTGATGGCTCTAAATTAGATGGTATTGAGGCTGGGGCAACAGGAGATCAAACGGCTTCTGAGATTAAGACTTCATACGAAAGTAACGCCGACACGAATGCCTTTACGGATGCAGAGCAATCCAAACTATCGGGCATCGAAGCCAACGCAGACGTGACAGACACAGCCAATGTGACTGCTGCTGGCGCTTTGATGGACAGCGAGGTGACGAACCTTTCTGACGTGAAGTCTTTTGACCCGACCGACTACGCGACTGCCGCTCAGGGCGACTTGGCGGACACTTCCCTACAGCCCGGTGAAGCCGTTCTTCAGACAAGCGCAACAAGCTCTGCGGTACTCCCTAGCGGCACAGACGCCCAGCGCGATGGCACACCGTCTGCTGGCTACATCCGCTTCAACACCACTAGCGATTCGTTTGAAGGCTACGACGGCACTGCGTGGGGTGAGATTGGTGGTGATTTTTCATCTGTTGCAGAGGACATACTGCCTGACGCCGATAATACGCGAGACATAGGTGCAAACGGAAACGAGTGGGCGGAAGGGCATTTTGAAACAATAAACGCACAGAACTACGGCGACGGCACAGATAGCGTCCCGGCCTCGGCGGTGCTTCAGGGGACTGCGAAGGTGTACGCAGAAATTACATCCAGCTTCGCTTTAACTACTGGCTACAACGTGGCGTCGTTGACTGACGGAGGGGCTGGCCTTTGCACGATAAACTACACAAATGCACTTACATCAATCGGCGGCCATGGCGCAACAGTCTTCGGTAACGCGCGGATTGCTAGCTTAAACGCGCCCACCACATCATCAGCACCTTATAGAATTTATACAACTGGTGACGTTTTAGACAATGTAGGGTTTGGGTGCGCAGCATTTGGAGACCTCGCATGACCATTGATTACACCCAATACAAGATCTGGGAACGCGAGATGATCTTCAAGGCTCAGCACAAGGACTTGCCACAGGGTAATTATGCTATCCTCTGGGAAGACCCCGCTGCCCCAGACGAGCCCGCCAAGGTAACCCGCCCCAGCCCGACATGGCTCGCTATGGCAATGCACGGCGGTATCTTGCCCCCGGTCGAGGTCTACTGGGCGCTGCGTGAAGATGAAGAGCGCGATGGTTTCATTCGTCACACCCGTGGTCATTTGCTGCACGAGACACCGCCCGTCCCGGCCATGACCGAGGAAGAAGCGATGGAATATCTGGTCATGAAAGACCTGCCGCCGCGCGTATGGCGGGACTACAAGGGTAACCGACAGGTTCTGAAGATTGTTCCTGTCCACCTGATCCCGACTAACCGCGAATTTAGAAACGCTTGGAAGATCAATCAAGAGGCTGCATAACAATGGCACAAACACTTATCAATATCAACGGCGATGCCCGTGACGCTAAATCCCTTCAAGTCCCTACAGACCGTACTTTCCGTGGTGCGTGGCTGTTCAACGGGGACGCTGTCGAAGTAGACATGAAACTGGCGCGTGACATTCACCGTGAAACTATCCGTTCTGAGCGTAATGCTAAGTTCGAAAAGCTGGATGCTGACTGGTTCCGCGCTGCTGAAACGAACGACACTGACGCGCAAGCCGCTATTGCCTCTCAAAAGCAAGCGCTGCGAGACGTGACTGGCGATGATCGCATTGATGCTGCTGCAACACCAGACGAGCTGAAGGCGCTGACACTAACTGTCCTTCTGGGATAACTTACTTTTAAGGAGTGACTGGTGGCTACTCGTGACATATCCAGCGCGATAACAAACAACCTTGAAGATGGTGTTATTTATCCGTTCTTCGCTATAGAGCTTCTGTTTGATAGCGCACCAATCAGGCTTTGGACTGGCGTCGGCACTCTTGTTTACGAAGGTGTCTCATACATAGGTACGGGCGCTTTACTAGATGTATCGTCTATTGAGGAGACCTCTGAGATAGCCGTGAGGGGCGCTACAATATCGTTGAGTGGTATGAACAGCGAAGTCATCTCTCTGGCCCTCCAAAGCCCCTACCAAGGCCGTGTGTGCAATATCTACTTTGGCATGTTCTCTAAAGGCTCACTGATAAAAGAGGACGGGTTTTATATCCTGCTTGAAGATGGCAGTAAGATAGTTTTGGAATCACAAGAAACCGGGCTTACGCAAATCTTCTCTGGCTACATGGATGAGATGAATATTGACGAAGGGCCAGACTTTGGAAGTATTGAGCTTAAGGTTGAGAACAAGCTGATTGACTTGGAGAGGGCTAGGGTTCGTAGGTTTACTAGCGGCTACCAAAAGTCTGTATATCCGAGTGACAAGGGCTTAGACTTTGTAGAGAGCCTTCAGGACAAAGAGATTGTGTGGGGTCGTAGTGTCTCAAATTAAATACCAACAAGAGTTCTTGGATAGTGTCAAGGATGAAGCTCTAGTCTTAATAGAGGACCACTTTAGTGAGGTGTATCCTGCCCGTGAGGTGTATGACCTTGAGATGGACTGGGACACTTATGCCAAGCTAGAAGACCTCGGTATGCTTAAGATATTCACTGCTCGTGATGGTAGCGCACTTGTTGGTTATCTTTGGGTTATTGTGTCTCCTAACATCCATTCTAAAGGTGACTACACTGCCTGTGATGATGGTTTGTTTGTGGCTAGTTCCCACAGGGGTAAGTCTGTAGCAGTAAAGCTGATTAAGTTTGTAGAGAAGTGCCTAAAGGAAGATGGCTTTAAGACTCTTCATCTGGTGGGGACTGCGGAGAAACCAATAGACTCGTTAGTAGAGCGTCTAGGCTACAAACAAATAGAAACTAAATTCCAGAAGGTGTTATAATGCCTGTTGTCTCTGCTGCTGTCGCTATTGGTACATCTATTGCGACCTTTGCCACTGGCCTTGCGCCTGCTATTGCAGTATCCGCTATTGGTGGTTCTTTTGTAGCGGGGGCCATCGGCTTTGCAGCTACAGCAGCCCTCGGTCTTGCCCTAAATGCCTTGACGCCAAAGCCTAAAAGACCTAGCCTCAGCACAGGCGCAAGATCTAACCGTGGTTATACAGTGAACCAGAGAGGCGCTGCCTTAGACCATCAGATACTTTATGGTCGTGCTAGGGTTGGGGGTGCTATTGTATTCCAGAGTACCACAGGCAACAACAACAAGTTCCTACACCAGATTGTAGCCTATACTGGACATGAGATTGAGTCCTTTGATGAGATATACATCAACGATGCTAAGGTTACTAACCTAGACGCTAGTGGCAATGTAGTTACTGTAGATCTTCCTGATGGAACGAGTAGTAACAGGTACAATGGACATCTAAGAATCAATAAGCACTTAGGCTCCCCGGATCAAGCTGCTGATGCTGATCTTGTGGCTGAGGTTGGTGAGTGGACTTCTGAGCATAGACTTAGGGGTATCTCATATCTCTATATGCGTTTTGCCTTCAACCAAGATGTATACCCCAATGGTGTTCCTCAGATTACAGCTACAATCAAGGGTAAGAAGGTCTATGACCCAAGGACTGATACTACAGTTTGGTCTGACAACCCTGCGCTATGCCTAAGAGACTACCTGTCCAACAGCTATGGTCTTAACGAGGATGACGCCAACATAGACGATACTCTGGTGTCTTCAGCCGCTAACGTGTGTGACGAGACAGATACTGATGCTGGGACTGCTCGCTATACCTGCAATGGTGCATTTACCACAGAAAGCTCTCCTTATGACACACTAGGAGATATGCTTACGTCTATGGGCGGTTTGTTGTGGTATGCTCAAGGTAAGTGGCGCATGAAGCCTGCTTATTGGGTTGCACCTACCATTACATTCACTGAGGATGATCTTCGTAGCAACATATCTGTCAAGACAAGGCATTCTCGTAGGGACAACTTCAACACTGTCCGTGGCACATTCCGTGGCGAAGAAACTGATTGGCAAGTTACTGACTACCCAGAGGTCACTAATTCTGCATTTTTGTCTGCTGACGGGGGTCAAGAGAGTGTTGCAGACATTGAGTTGCCCTTTACAGATAATTCCATTGAGGCTCGTAGGATTGCTCGTATTGCTCTTGAGCGTAATCGACAACAGCTTACTGTGAGTGCATCATTTGGTATGAGAGGGTTTCAGGCTCAGGTTGGTGATGTAGTTAATCTGACTATTGATCGCTTTGGGTGGGTTGCTAAAGCATTTGAGGTCACGAGTTGGACATTTGGTCTTGCAGACAACCAAGACTTGCAGGTGCAGATGACCTTACGTGAAATCTCTGAAAGTGTGTTTGATGAAGTTGATGATGGTGTAGTTTACGAAAGAGATAACACTACCCTGTTGTCACCCTTTGAAGTGCCTCCTATTGGTATTAACGCCACTGCAACCACACGAGTCCTTAGAGAGAAACTTACAAATATCATCAATGTGAATATCACTTCTGGTAGACCTGAAGCTATTGACAGGGTTGAGGTAGAGTTCAAGGAATCCTCAGAGACTGAATACGTTAGTGCTGGCACAGGGGAACTCGGTCTTTTCCGCTTGGTTGATCTTGAGACTGGTGACTATGACTTCAGGGCCAGAGCGATTAACTCGTTTGGCGTAAAGGGTGAGTTTGAGTTTCTGTTTAATGTGTCCGCTGATGGTCTACTTGGGTCTCCTGCTGATGTGTCTGGCCTTACTGCTGAAGTCAATGGGCCAACAATCCATCTTGAATGGGAACCTGTTCCTGACCTTGACTTGAGTTACTATCGCATCAGACATTCGATTGAAGAGTCTGGAGCTACTTGGGCTAATGCTACAACTGCTGTAGATAAAGTTCCTCGTCCTGCATCTGCTGTATCTCTCCCCACTAGACCGGGAACCTATCACATTAAGGCTATCGACAAGTCTGGTGTGGCTTCTGAAGACTACACATCTGTTGTTGTTCCTAGTGCAGATATTGAGAACTTTACAACTACTGATGAGCAAGTTGAAGACCCTACCTTTAGTGGGACTAAGACAGATTGTTCGGTTGTTAGTTCTGCACTTGAGATCACTGATGTATCTACAGCACCCTCTGAAGCAACTTATGACTTCAGTACTTACATTGATACTGGTAGTGTTCGTAGGGTCCGCTCAAGGATAGAAGCTAACGTAATCCGTAAGGACAACACTTCTGGTCTGTTTGATGACCTGCCGGGTCTGTTTGATGACTTTCCGGGGCTATTCGATGACTTCACAGGTGATGCAGACTTTGCTGATGTAAATGTAAAAGCGTATATCTCTATCACTCAAGATGATCCTGCCGGGACACCCACTTGGACGGACTACCAACTCTTTAGGGCTGGTGAGTATTCTGGACGTGCTTTCCGCTTTAGGGTAATTCTTACGTCAACGTCCGACGACATAACACCGTCCATCACAGGACTTAAAGCTATCGTGGAGTATAACTAATGAGCCAAAACGATTATGTGATTGGCAACCAGACAGCGCCTAACTTCAGGTCTGACTTGAATGATGCACTTCAGGCTCTTGCAAGTTTGTCGTCTGGTTCCACTGCACCATCAACTACCTATGCCAATATGCTTTGGTATGATACTGGTAATAACATCCTCAAGATGCGTACTGAGGCTGATGATGATTGGATTGATATCGGTACTCTGAACCAATCGACCAATACGTTTGAAGTTGCTGGCCTGACGACTCTTGCACAATCTGTTTGGGAAACAGGTACAGACACAACTGAGGCGCTTGTAAGTCCTGCTAAGGTTAAGGCTGCTGTTGATTCTCTTGTTGATGTTACGGATATTCCTACTACGTCCCTGAGATCCCCAACGGCGGGGACTGGTCACCTAATAAGGCGCGTCCAAGAAGAGACACAAGACACTACGTCCACATCATATTTTTCCCCCGACTTTCACGACCGACTTGCTACTAGCGCACATCTTGGAGTAACTTGTTTGGTTCCGGGTGTAATTACCTGTTATGCACTGCATACAAGTAGTGTGGGTTTTCAGTCAGCTTTTTTGCGAGTATTGAAGAACGGCGTTGAGGTTGCTGAGTGGACAACTATTAACAGCTCTTTTGTGGCAAGGTCTGTTAATGTGTCTGTCGCTGTTGGTGATGTCATAATTTTCCAACAAAGAACAGGGAGTGCTAGTTCTTCGACATGGGCGCAGCTTAGAATTTACTCAAACAACCCAGACATGGCGGTGGCGTGATGAAAAATCCTAAATACATGAACGCTGAAGGCACCATCATCCTTTTGGAATTAGATGACGAAGGTTCAGATGTCTTGGTTGCTGAGCCGACCGGGGGATATGCTGACATCTTTGCTGAGGCTGTTAAAGGCACCTACGGAAATGTCGCCCCCTACGTCCCACCCGAACCTCCACTTATTTCGCCCCAACAAGTCAAAGACGAAGCCTATCGCCGGATCATCGCCATCTGCCCTGAGTGGAAGCAGAGGAATCTCACAGCACAGGCGTCTATCCTTGCTGAAAAGGGCCGTGACAATTGGACTACGGAAGAACTAGCAGCATGGGAAGCTGGTGAAGCTATCTGGTCTGAGATTGCTGCTATCCGGGCTAAGTCTGATGAGGTTGAACTTATGGACCCTATCCCACAAGACTACACAGAAGACAAATGGTGGACATAGATGACTTACAGACTAGGACAACGAAGTATGCAGAACCTCTCAGGTGTTCATCCTGACTTGGTTGCTGTAGTGAAACGTGCTATTGAGATTACTGAACAGGACTTTAGCGTTATTGAAGGTGTTCGTAACATTGACCGTCAACGTCAGTTAGTGGCTAAGGGTGCTAGTAAGACTATGAACTCTAGGCACCTCACAGGACATGCTGTAGACTTGGCCCCCTACCCTCTCGCATGGGACTGGCCTCTGTTCTACCCGATTGCTGACGCTATGAAACTAGCCGCTAAAGAGCTTGATGTAGACCTGGAGTGGGGCGGCGACTGGAAGACCTTTAAGGATGGCCCACATTTCCAGCTTAGCTGGGAGTCCTACAGATGACTGAAAACCAATGGCACCTGAGCAAGAGTGTCCCAGTAACCTTTATCCTAGCTATCATTGCACAGACCATTGCTCTGATCTGGTTTGTTGCTACCCTACGCAGCGACGTAGACATAAACCAAGCGCAGATTCTACGGCATGAAGTACGTATTGAGACGGTAGAAGACATCGTACAGAATCAGGCCGTCATGCTTGCTAGGATTGATGAAAACCTAAAGGCTATCCGCGATGCAATCGAACGAAACGACCAAACCAGACGGTGAAAAGCCTAAGAAGACGTGGAAGCGTGAGGTTGCATTTCTGCTGTTCATCTGGCTAGTCTACCTTGTAGAAACTAAGGAGCCTGAAGTTGTCAAGATACTCGCATTCCCGATCTTCACGTATATTGCTCTTGCTATGGGTATGTCTTGGTACTCTCCTAATGGCGGGTTGCTCAGGCAGTCCTCTCAGTCTGCTGACAGGCGGTGGTCCCAACGTAGCAGCCAACGTACAGGCTGGGAAGACGAACAGTCAGACAGTAGGGACTACCAGCATTACAGAGCAGAAGCTAGTGAGACCGAAGGCGAGGAATATCCGACAGACAGCAGACACCAATCAAGTAAGATCGGATAGTGTTGAGACTGTTGTGGTCAATGAAGTTCCTGTTTGGGTAGTTCTGTTGCTCATCCTTGGGTGGCTACTCCCTAGTCCTAATGAAATAGGCAGATGGATAAGAAGCCTGTTTGTGAAAAAGGCCGACAGGCCGACGCGCTGATGCGCTGGAAAAGAAATAGCCCACTAAGGTTTTACCCCCTAGTGAGCTTCTGTAGAGCCTCTGCCGTTAGTTCGGTAGGGGCTTTTTCTTTTGGTGCGGCCTAACAGCGTACTCACTTATAACAGCTTTGGGTGTTTCAGGGTCTCTGGTTTGCCGCTTTATACTCTACTACAGACCCTTTTTGGAGTGTGCCTTGAGTTTCACCGCAATACACGCCTTTTAAGCATCTCACATCGACTGTCGTCTAGACTCCACATCACCAAGTCTTCAGGCTCCTTTACCTCTAGGCCTGTGTAGACCATAAACTTGCAAGGGCTTGTGTACTTCATTATACTGTTCATAACATTACGAGGATACCCATGGTCTTCTAAGTAGTAAGCTGATTTAAGGTACCCTCTTCCCATGTAGGCTAGGGTGTCCTCTAGTCGCTCCATAATAGGTGCAGCAGCAATAAAGGGTCGGTGTAGCATTAGCTTACCATCAATACGGATGTGATCGGAACCCATAGCTGCAAAAGCACAAGCACTGATACAGCGCTTACCCTTTGGGATAACTACAGTGGCCCCTTCTTCGCGAGAGATACGATTACCCAGTTGTAAGCCCATAGTCATATAACCACCCGGCCCCCACATCTCAATGTATTTCACATCGTGGTCTGTCATATAGTTGCTGGCAGAGACTACTTGGATCATGTCTGTAGGGCCAGTAATCCGTAAAGTGCCAGT